AATGTAAGAGTAAACATATATCAAGGTGGTAGTAGTGCAAGTGATTGTATATTTCCTGCATTCGGTGGTGCATCTGCTACAAGTATAGTACCACATTGGGGAGTTAACCATACAGCAAACGCAATGGTATATGCGGTATTGCAAATAGATTATGATGCAGAAAATGGACTATCAGGATTACCTCAAATGACATTTAAGATGAATAACACACTTAACAATCCCGGTGATGTTTTATTTGATTTCTTAAAAAATGATCGCTATGGATGTGGATTATCCAATTCACAAATAGATATAACAAGTATAACAGGTACAGCCAATACAGCAATGAAGGGTTACAGTGATGAATTAGTTAATTATACAAATGCCAGTAACGTAAGTACAACACTTAAAAGATATCAAATAAACGGTATGGTAAGTACATTTGATACTTGTTCAACAAATATAGATAAAATATGTCAATCAGCAGGTACATTCTTTTCCTTTAATGTCAAAGACGGTAAGTTCAAAGCAATACCGAACAGAGCACTTAGTACAGCAGAAAAAGCCAACTGTTTAGTATATAATGATGACAACATAGTCAGTAAAATAGACATTAGTTCAACAGAGTTATATGCACTATATAATGGTGTTGAAGTAGAATTTATGGATAAACAACGTAAAGATCAAACAAATACCGTAAAAATAACAACACCAGCAGGTGATAGAAATCCTAACGAACCGGACAACGTGTTAAATTACAAATTAGATATGATTAACGACAATGTGAGAGCAGAGATATTAGCAAACATTGACCTTAATCAAAGCAGAGTAGGAACAGTAATACAATTCGTTAGTGATTTTAGTGGTATACAATCAGATGTAGGTGATGTTATAAAAGTAACAAATGATCTATATGGTTGGAATGAAAAATTATTCCGTGTCATGAGAGTAACAGAACAACAAGACGAATCAGGTATGGTAACAGCACAAATAAGTGCTATTGAATATAGTGATTCTTACTATACACACCCAATAGCAACTGAAACACCGCCTTTGGGTAACATAGATTTACCAAGAATACCTATTATACCACCTATATTCATTCCGCAAGTATATAATGGCACATACGCAAATTTATCAGCATTACCAGGATCAGTATTCGGTAATGTTGTAACTAACCCTGCTATGCAAATATTTGGTGCAGGTGCTCAGTTAGAAAATGCAGGATTAGGAAACAGTAATGTTTCAACTGGTACCACATACAAAGATTTAATCACACCAGAAGTATATGATATAAGTGGTGTAGATATAGGAGATTACACCTTTACAGCAGTGGGTAATTTAGGTGGTGTATTACCAGTAGGCGGTTATGATACAGCATTCCGAAACAATGTGACACTACAATATGCAAATGCAACTCATAGTGCTAATGTACCTATAGGTGGCGGTGGTATAACATTCACAAATATAGATGGTGCTCCTCCACAATTAACAGACACAAAGAAAGTAGCATTAGATCCTACAGCACATAGTCTACCAGCAGATATGAAACCAGTACAAGCAACAATGAGAATTCAAGGTTATAGTACATTAGATGACGATACAGCAAATGGTTATCCTAGAAGTGTAGGTAATATGGCATATGAAATGAAACGTATTACAAAAGGTGAGAAGTAATGTATAGGATAATATATAAAACAGATACAGGAAAAATAGAATCCTGCAGAAGTATGAAAGATTCAATATTGGCTATACAATTACAACAAGCACCTAATTTAGCAAGTATTAATGGATATGTTCCTAATTGTATGGAATACAAAATAAATTTAGAAACATTAGAAGTAGAATCAATAGCAAATCCGTTTACTACATTTGATATTAATAGATGGATGAGAGAACGCAGAAACAATTTACTAAAAGCATGTGACTGGACACAAGGTGAGGATTCTCCTTTAACAACTAGTAAGAAAGCAGAATGGGCTACATACAGACAAGCATTACGTGATGTTCCTGCTAATAATTCAAGTGCAACGGTCAGAGAAGACATCACATGGCCTACACAACCGGAGTAAAAAATGCCATTAGGAAGTAGTAAATTTTTTAAAGGAAAACAACCAGGTAAAAGTACAAGATTTACAGGATATCCGGCTTGGCCTAACATGCCTAACGTAACGGTGTTTACTGAAATAATAGAAGGTTTTACAAGTACTGGTGGACCTAGCAATATACATATAAGTGAAGAACATAATTTTGTTCCTAATGTAGGTGCTGGAAGTGTAGGTGATAATTTATCCGTACAGACAACACTTAATGGTAACATTTATATTACAACAAGTGCATTTGGTAATCAATATGGTCCTTTATGGGCGTATAATGACGAATCCGGAAACATTGCAAATATTACAGTAAATTTAACTAATGGTATAGAAATGTCTGGGCATTCTCAAATATTACCTAATTCAAGAACTGGTAGCCATATATCCTTACGAAGAAATAGTCCTCATTACATAGCAAATATTGATCTAATTAATGGCACAACCTCAGCATCAAGTAACAGAATTTTTATAACAGATATTTCTAATTTGCTAATCTCAAACCCTATAATGATTCACAATGGATATAGTTCTAACATTATCCTTATGAGAAACGGATTCGGTCCCACTGATGCAAATTCTCGTATATTAAATACAACTACAGGCGTATGGACTGAAAATCCTCTTGTACCATTATCTACTACTTATGGTAGTGGAGGTCCTGGTTTAGCCGCGGCGGGTAGTCCGGATACAGGTAGGACTTATATAAGTGGACAACCCAGTGGTAGATTTACATTTTTAGATACTACAGGTGCTAATTTTATACCTTCTGGAGGAGAAATAGCATTCTCAGAAACAAAACCAAGAATTACTAATGGAACTTATTTTGCAACAGCACAATTAGGTGTAGATAAAAATATATATTTTTTACCTTATAGATCTAATCATATGATGATTTACAATCCAGTATCTAATACAGCAACTACTAATGGTAATCTTAATGTTATGACAGGTAATGTAACTGCCGTGTTAAGTAAAGTAGTAAATCGCGGTTCAGTGTACCCAGTTGATGTATATGTGTTTGACGGAGGTCATTCGTATGATCGCATTGGTCTTGATGAACCAGTTACATTTAGTGGTCTTACAGATGCTAATATAACTACTCTTAATGGTGAATCATGGAGAGCAGGATACGTTGCTAATGTGGGTGGATATACTTTGAAATCTAATACTGGTAATGCTGACTATTTAGAATCTTTAGTGGATTCAAATATAACACTCACTGAAGGCACAATTACATACAAATCTAGCAATGTGTATGTAGATTCTACATTAGGAATAGACGGAAACATATACGCATTTTCCTATAGTGGTAATGCTAACAGTAATGTTCAAGCACTAATGAGTATAGACTCTAAACCGGATAGTCCTACATATCAGCAAATTAAATACTACAACATACCAGGAACTACTGAATCGTCATACATAAGATATGCAGGTATTGGACAATCAGGGGAAGGTACATTACTTGGTATAGGTGAGCCTTCAGGTATGCCAGGAGCAAATGTTTCCGTAGCAAAAGTAACAATAAGTGGTACTGGGTTCAGAGACTTCCTAGTTAATCCATATATAAATAATGGAAATTAGATAAATATAACAAAGAGGATAGTACGAACACGGATTATCCTATATCCAACAGGAGAATAACATGAGCGGTAGACTCTTATCATTTAAGAACTATATAGGCGGTGCAGATAATGTACAAGTCATTGAAAAGTTCCCATCAGAACAAAAAACATTTACGTACAACTATAATACAGATATTACAAATTATACCTTTGAATTAGATGCTCAAACAATAGTTGTAGATACTTTAACATATAATACTAATGATGGCAAACCTAACTTTACTACAAGTTCAGTATTAGGATATTTTGCTAACGTTGATGTAGGAGCGGCAAACGTATCTAACAGAAACAATTCAGCAGGAACAGTTAATATTACAATGCCTAGTAATTTATATCAAGGAAATGTTTTGATACCAGATGCAAGAACAAATGTACCAATCACAATATTCTCAGTCGCATGGACTAACACGGGTGTAACACCTACGGTAACCGAATCACATAGATGGGCAGTATTAGAAAGATACAAACCTGGTGATAAAGCAATTGGAAATATATTAGCAGACACATCTTTCGTATCATTAACAACATAAGGAGACTGTAATGGCCGTATCAAATATAACCGTAGCAGTTACAGAACCTACAGTATCTCTTAGTCAGGATTTAGTTAATGTAAGTGTAGCATCAACAACTACAAATGTAGTAGTAGGAAACGCAATTACTACTAGTACCGCTGATATCAGACTTGCAATAGGCAACACCTTACCAATAACATACAATAATGTAACAGGTATTATTGGATTTACATCTAATCTAGATGATTTAACACTTAAAAAATATCAAGAAACAATAGTTAGTGGCGGATTTACTGGTGGTGCTGTTACTTTAAACATAGCAGACGGTACTGTACATACTTTAACTCTTACAAGTAATATAACAGGAATAACTTTAGCAAATATCTCAACAGGTGGTAGTGCAACACTTATTTTAACACAAGATGGCGGTGGTGGCAAATTAATAGATACTACAACTACACCAAGTAATTGGACAGATTGGAATTTTGCTAATGAAAGTACAGATTTAGATACTGATCCTAGTGCATGGAATATAATGAACGTATTTTATGATGGTTTAAAGTATTATGCGTCAATAACACAAAAAAGTGCATTACTAATAACTAATAGTGAATTAGCAAACAACAGTCTTACAGTTAATGGTACTACTATTGCTTTAGGTAGCAGTGGTGATATTGCTAACTTTGGGTCATTAACAACCAGCAATTTAAGTGAAGGAACAAATCAATATTATACAGACGCAAGAAGTAGAGCGGCTGTAAGTGTTACCCAAGCAAGTGCCAGTGGTGCAGGAACTTTAGCATACAATAATGGAACAGGTGTATTTACATATACACCACCAGACTTATCAGCATTTGGTTTGACAAATGCCCAAGCACAGGCATTTATACAAGACAATGGCTTAAACGGTTCTGGTAGCATAACAATGACTGGACTAGCACAATTTGGTAATAGTGCTACACAAACCCATACATTTACAGGTAATGTAGATATTTCTGGCAATCTTCAAGTTCAGGGCAATATTGATTATGTCAATTCAGAGGACTTGCTGGTCAAAGATCAAAGTATATCCTTAAATGTTGGCAATGTTGCTCAAGATGCTATGATTATAGTAGATAGAACAGGTGCAGGTGGTGGAAGTAATGTTGAACTCAGATGGAACGAAACAACAGATAAATGGCAATTTACTAACGATGGTAGTACATATCAAAATCTTATAGGATTAACAAATTTAAGTGTTACTCAAGCAAGTGCAAGTGGCACTGGAACACTAAGTTATGATAACGGAACAGGTGTATTTACATATACACCACCAGATCTAAGTGGATTCGGCACAAGTAATTTAACAAATGCTCAAGTACAAACATTTATAGAAACAAACGGATTAAGTGCTACAGCAAACATAGAAACAAGTGGTTTCTTTATAGGTGATTTAGATGGTGCTGTAGTATTAGACGTTTATAATGATAATGTAGGTACCTTAAGCAAAGGTGAGGCTGTATATTTAACAGGTGGTAATCAGGGAGATAATCCACATGTTGCATTAGCAGATGCAGATGATCCCACAAAAATGCCTGCAATTGGTGTAGTAAGAGAAAATATACCAGGTAGTAGTAGTGGTCAAGTAGTAACATCAGGTGTTATGAATGACAGTAGTCACGGCTACACATTAGGTACAGATTTATATATAAGTGCAACTCAGCCAGGTGAATTGGCAAATACAGCACCTACAGGTGAAAATGCAGGAATACAAAAAATAGGTAAAGTAGTAAGTGCCAATCATATTCTTGTACAAGGTGCTTTCAGACAGAATCAAGTAAGTAATTTAAATAATGGTAATATCTTTATAGGTAATGGTAGCAATCAGGCAACAACAGCAGTATTAGATACAAGCATAGTTACTGAAAACACTAATTTATACTATACAGATGCAAGAAGCAGAGCCGCAGTAAGTGTTACATCAAATACACCAAGTGGTAATGGATCATTAACGTACGATAACGGTACAGGTGTATTTACATTTACACCAGCAGATGCAAGTGGCACTGGAGGCGGTGGTATATCTAACGCACAAGCACAAGCATATATACAAGAAAATGGGTTAGCAATGACTAACACTATAACCAGTAATAGTCTCATAAGCACAACAGGTAATTTACAAGTTAATGCTGATACTAGCATAAACGGACTTAAAGGTTTAACATTTGATAACACAAATAACTTCTTAGGATTAGGAACAACTACCCCAGGTGTTATGTTTGATGGCAGTAATGAAGATAGTGCTTTACATATTCAATGTTTGGATCAGTTCCACGGCACATTAACAATTGAAGAAGCAAGAGGCACATCATCAGGCCCTGAAATTAACTTTGTTAAAGCATGGTATGATACAGCAAATTCGGCTTTAGTGGCAGTGTCAACTGGTAACAGAATAGGTG